GCCAGAGACCTAGCTGAAGCGAGACAAAGAACTAGAGCGAGAGGTGACACGCCCAAAGGGCTTCTCTCTGCTATTGTAGATCCAAAAGAGCGGGGGTTAGAGAAAGCTAAACGAGACAGACAGTTTTTAAAATCTATTGGCGGTCGTAAACAGGCAGACAAAAAAGCAAGCCAGATGCCCGCTGTTCCGATCAGCAATATAATTGAAGAAGTGAGGAAGGATATTGAGACTGCCCTTGCTAACGCTAAGAAAGCGTATGACACCAAGAAAGATTTTACTTTAACTCAGTATGAGAGGGAGAAGGCAAAGATACTTGGCAGTAGGTTGGAAAGAATTTTCCAGAAACTTCTTGATGCTGGGTTGATCTCTAAAACAAGATACAACAGGGTCGCCAAGCGAGAGAAAAGACTTATCAGTCATCGGTTGAAGCGTGCCAGACTTTATAAAGAGTTCCAAGAAGATAAGGACTTTATAAGTATTGGTAGTTTGCAAGATGTAGACGGAAGCTGGAAGCCGATAAAATATGTGCAAGATGAAATAATGAAAGTGGGCGCTTCATTAATTGTCCCAATTGAGGGGATAGTATGGAGAAAAGGAACCCTTAGACATCTTCTTGCATACAGCGCCCTAAAGAAAAGATACAATGAGCTTAAAGAACTCATAGACCGGAGGCCCGGTGTCCCCAGTCAAGTAATTGAAGAAGTTGTTGAGCAAAAGAGAGACGACCAGAAGCCTTGGAGGTTTTTCCAGACTGAGGATCGACCGAAGATTGGAGCCAGACTAAATAAGATTGGTGGTTACATGATGGGGGTGAGCAGGTTTGATGATGTTTCCCCGGTCGCTCGATGGAAGAATGAGTTCGGTACAATCATAGACAAGATTGAATTCACTAGGGACGACCAGACGTTTACACTATATGAGGCACTCGACCCATACTTCCCCAACAACTACACCCGATACAATTCTTTAGAGGAAGCTAAGAGAGCCTTTGGTTTTCGTTATTATAAAGACAAGGGGCAGTACTCTACGGGAGACAAGGTTGTTCCTGATCAGTATGAGGGGAGAGTTAGGTATACAAAAGGAGTCAAGCAGAAAGGCAGGGCAACAGGCCCGAGCCCTCGACAAGGTGTCACTACTGCCGGAGTGATGTCAGAGGTTGAGACAGAAAAATTAGAAAGAGGGGAGGAGTTTGCTGGTGCAGTTCCCTCTGATGTGCCGGGGTATAGACGCCCAGAGGAAAAGAAAGCCCGCGAGACTAAAGTTGTTACATCGACAAGCTGGCAACAAGGCTACATTGATCAATACTGGCCTTCGGCGAGACGCCTACTTGAGAGGATTCATAAAGTTCCACGATCATTCGTTGATCAAAGAGGAGTTCTCTGGATGAAGGTAGGCCGAGAGGGTAAGGGGCCTGACTTTAGGCGTAGATTTACAGGCTGGGTTCCGGACATTAGACCTAGAGCCAGTGATGAAATATTGAAGTCTTTGGTTCTTGAGGGTGAGTACACTGAAGGGGCGATGCCTCACCTAATCCTAGCCAAGGACAATCTTGGCGGCTCTACCCGCGAGGAAGTAATGGAGCGTGTGCAGGAGGCCTTCGGTAGGCAGGTTCTTAACATAGTCAGAGTCGTGCAGTCTCAGGATCAACTGCCCATCAATCTCCGAGTGGAGGATGGGGTCAGAGGTATCACAAGTCGAAGCCAGATTTGGCTCGTTGCTGACAACCTTCCTGACAACAGGATAGTTCCTGTGGTTCTACATGAAATGGGATCACATGGGTTACAGGCTATCATGGGTAAGAAGTTTTACCAGAAGCTCATGGCTCAGGTTGCTCACCTTGCAGAGACAGATCCTTACATCGCAGATATATATAAAACCCTTAAAGAAGGGAAGATGAAGGGAGAGCGAGAGGCTCTCATCATAGAAGAGACGATGGCTTACGTGGTAGAGAATGAAGCCATGCGTAACAATGCATTCTGGAGATCCCTGATAGATGCCATCCTCTATGGTCTAGCCAGACTAAAGATGGTGCTTAATCCTAAGTGGATTGGCGCGGGCGATCTACTCGTGCTTGCTAAAGCCTCTGCCAAGGCTCATGCTGCCGCAGCCAAGAACAAGGAGGCTGTGTTTGTAGCCAACTTTCTGAATGCGCCACTCTATTCGTTCTCTGACATCTTCAACTGGAAGGTGGATGAGAATGACTATGCCTCTGGCATCGTAACTGAACTAGGGGAAACTCTAGAGCCTCATCAGACTCAAGGCTTCTGGCAGGACTGGATGTTGAAAGACCTACCACTTCCTCAGCGTTGGTGGGAGAACTTTCTAGTCATCCGTCAGGTGGGGTCCAAACCTGATGAGCCACCTGTTCCCGGTATCAGAGTTAGAAAACTGGGAGGGCTGAGATTCCAGATGTGGCCCGGTGAGAATATAGTTAAATGGATCAGCAACTATTTTATTGTAATCCAGAGGATGGAGAAGTCAATAGAACAGCGTGGCGGAAAGATAGACGAAAGCATGATGCCCTCCCTGTTCCACGGCGGCTACAAGAATAGAGTCAACTTCCTGCGTCGCCAGTTTCACAAGGCTGACGTACACGAACTGCGTGAGTTCATGCGTGAACATAAAATAAGTGGGACAGATCTACACACTTACCTCTACGCTACTCATGCTCCCTTTCGTAATCTAGTATTTAAGGCCAAGGCCAAAGCGAGGAAGGTAGAGCATGCGTCTGGTATAAGTAACGAAGCCGCCGCTCTAATGATTAAGGCGCTCCAAGAAAACTTGACCAAAGAAGAGTATACCAATCTAACCAAGGCCGCTAACATCGTTTATAAAATCAATCAGAGGAGGCAGGAGTATCTATTGCAGGAAGGACTGATTGATGAGGAAACTTTAGAGACTTGGAATAAGAACGAAAACTTCAAGAGAACTTACGTTCCATTGCGTGGCATTACTGACGTGGTGAATAATGACTTCTTTGAAGAGCCCCTTGCTCCGGGCAAGTTAGGCATCAGGGGTTATGAATCTAAGGCAGTTGGAGGAAGAACCAGTCCAGCAGAGAACACATGGGCGTGGTCTATCATGCAGATGGATCATGCATTTGATCGGGCAGAGAAGAACAAAGTAGTTAAGTCTTTTGCCAGACTGATCTTGAACAATGAAGATGACTTCAAGAATGACATGATTGTTGTCAGTCGTGAGCAATTCAAGAAGGGTGTTGACCCCGCAACTGGTGGGCTATTCTTAACTGGTGAGGACATACGTGGGCTTCATCCAGAGAATGCGTCAGACCCAGCGCATAACATAGGCTTCAAAGATAATGGTAAGGAGTGGGTTATTGTAGTGCGGGACAAGAGGATAGGTGAGGCTTTTAACCGAACCAACATGAGTGACTCTGGTGTCATCATGCAGTGGTTCTCTAATGTCAACCGATTCTTCAGCGCCATCCACACCTCCCTCAGTCCTGAGTTTGTTCTCGTTAACTTTGTTCGAGACTTTCAGACCGCAATGATCAACTTGCAGAGTGACAAGCAGACCATCGCTCAGTTGAAAGACGTGGAAGGATTGTCCAAGCAAGTTATGAAGGACGTAAAGAATGCAGCCATAGGTTTGAAAGAGTTCATCCGTGAGAACAAAACGGATACTGAATGGTCTGATCTGGCTAGAGAATTCTCAGCAGAGGGTGGACGAATTGACTTCTTTGGATTCAGAGATGCCCGTGACTTTGAGAAAAATCTTAATGATTACATCAAGGATACCACAGCGGCAGGAGCTCGACGTTGGAAGAACCGGATGCTTGAGTTCGTTGGTGAATACAACGCAGTCTTTGAGAATACCATGCGCCTCTCCACCTACAAGAATGTGCGTGATGCTTTTATATCTAATGGCATGGCAGAGGCTGACGCCAAGAGACGTGCCGCTGACGTAGCCAGAAACCTGACGGTCAACTTCTCCCAGAAGGGAGAGAAGACGCAAGCACTCAACTCCCTCTACCTATTCTTTAATGCATCGGTTCAGGGTACTGTGCGTATGTTTCAGGCGATGCTCAGGAGACCTCCGGGTCAGCGAGGCATGACTCGTGTGCAGAAGATCATGAGTAGCATTGCCCTGTTCGGCTTTGCTCAGGGAATCATCAACTCCCTACTAGCAGGTGATGACGAGGATGGAATCAATCGCTACCGCCAAGTAGATCTCAAGACCAGAGAGAGACAGGCTCACATTTACCTTCCGGGGTTTGATGTGTTCATTAAGATCCCTCTCCCCTACGGATACAATATACCCTACGCTATCGGAGACTCCTTGGCCGCTCTAATGATGGGTCACACCACAGGACCAAAGGCGGCATCACATCTGTTCTCCACCACGGTGGATTCATTCCTTCCATTCTCGTGGGGAGGCAGTGACAATCTGCTCATCAGTTCTACCAAGACCATCTCGCCAACACTCTTTGATCCACTCATAGACTTGGCAGTGAACGAGAGTTACTTCGGTCAACCCATTTATAAGGAAGCCCCCTACGGCTCCGCAGATCCCCCCTCAGAGCGATACTGGTCTTCGACAGCCGCGCCATTCAAATCTGTTTCTCGTTTCATCAACGCGATTACAGGGGGCTCTCAGGTCAAAGCTGGGTGGGCAAGTATCCCGCCGGATATATTTGAGCACATCTGGGAGACTACAGTGGGTAGTGCCGGTAGATTTGTGACTAAGACCACCAACCTAGCGTGGTCGATTGGTCCGATGCCCGGACGCATCACTCACCCGGAGAGCAGGGATATTATCTGGAGTAAGGTTCCCTTTGCCCGACGGTTCTTCCATGATCCTACGGCCTCCAAGAACAGATTCGCCTACGACAAGTACTCCTACTACGAGCAATCCATAAGGTCAGCAACGAGTCTTAACACCGGTATCAAGGAAGTCTATGGTGTGGGGAAGATGTATAAGAATTTTCAAAAGAGCGACGACTATAAACTCTTTCGACTCAATGAATACAGGAAGGACATCGCGGGAAGGATCACCAAACTTCAGAAGGATCGAGCCCAGATCAGGCGCAATCGTATCATGCGTGACGACATCAAAGAAGATAGGATTAATAATATTAATCAGAAGATGCAGGATCTAAGGCTCAGGCTCGTGAATAAGGTTGATGAAGTCCTAGAGTAATGAAGAATCCTAAATTAGTCGTGGTTGAGTGGAGAGATATTCTTGGCACCTCCGGATGGGAGAAGCCATCGGAAGTAGATCCCCCTACCTTCTGGACGGTGGGCTACCTAATTACCAAGAACAAAAATACCATTAAGATAGCCGCGACTAAAGATGAGAAGGGCGAGTGGAGTACAATCACTGCCTTCCCATCTGGGTGTGTTACAAAGATTAACTATAGTCCCTCATAATCCTACGGAGGGTGACTGTCTTGACCCCATCGTAATAACCCTCACCATCCAGTTCCTCTAGCATTACAATACCTCTCCACCACTGGTGCTCGGTGTCTCGACACCAACTCTCTGAGTACTCAGGGTGAGAGAAGCAACCCGCAGACAACCCAAAGATTTTCTGTCCATCAGGACGTGTGTGTTCTGCGTGGTTGTACAGATGTGAATGACCTTGAACGGCGGAGCAGTGAAGTTTAGAAACCAGTGTATGTCCTATGTGGAGACTAGAGATAGGTCGTCCAGAGATACCCGCAGTGAAGTAGTGCGAGAAGGTAATTCCCTCTATCGTCACGCACTGCTTGAAGGGGACAATTTCCCACCCAAACCCCTCGTACTGTAGATCTTCGATGCCTATTGTTCCATCCAACTCTGCTTGAGAGTTGATGGCTCTAGTAATTCTATCCTCATGATTACCTATACACATTACTAAGCGTGGCCTATACTGCTTCTTGCCGTTCCTTCTTTTTCTAGCGTTGTGTATAGTCATCGCCTCGAACAGAAGTTCTTGCGCGTTGATCGTCGCCGCTACATCCTTCTTGTATCTCCTTCCCTCAAATCCTTTAGTCCCCCTGTCGTAAGAAGACAGAGACGGCAGGTCGGCTAAATCCCCCAAGCACACTACACACTCGGGTTGCTCCTCCATGAGCAGCCGACCCGCCGCTCTGAATCTTTCGTTGTTGTAATCAGGGTGGGCGTGAGGATCAGGAATGATCATCAGTTTCATATTAGTGTTCTCCACATCCCTCTGTATCACAGTTGGGATAATTAGCACAGGCAAGATGCATGACATCACTACTTTCTGAGAGAGCCTGTTTGTGATAGTAGTCATCCCCAAACTCTTTATAAAATTTGGCATCATATCTGGGTTCAAGGGTGGTGTAACTACAGTAAGAGTTTCGGCAGTGGTAGTATTGTCTTAGCCCACCATCTCTTTTAGAGAATTTTCCGCGAGTCTGTAACATCTTACCGTGCCTAAATCTGCAATACGGGTTACTCATAAGATATCACACTTGTCCCCGGAACATGCGAGTTCCTGACTTCCGATTGTGTTGTCTTCGTGTTCCTCGATTGCATCCCAGTCGATTCTTGAGATTTTTTTAAACGAGGAGAAGGTTTCTTTAGTAATCTCCTCATAAGGAGCGACCTCATACGAGTGGCTATCATCTGCCCTCGGTAGAAAACTGACACCGCTCAGTATGTCGAAGTTCGAGTAGCACCACGCACCAACCTCCATCCATTCGTCTTCACCTACATAGATTGTAACACTAGGCTTGTGCTCGCACCAGTGTAACGCAAACCTCTTCCAGATCTCAAGGTGCTCTATCGCAGTCACATCATTCCTAGTTCGTGACTTGGCGGGAGACCCCATAGGGAAAGAGAAAACTATAGCCTCTTTATTGTACGGGTCGTCCTCGTATGGAACCCCGGCATCAATGATGGCCTGATTCAATGGGTCTTTTTTGTCTTGCCTAATCCTTCTGATGTACCACTTCGAGTACGAAGGATGCAAGCCCGACCCACCTACGGCAGTGAGTTGGGAGACAGTACCTGACGGCTTGATGCAAGTGATGGCGGCAGATGGGTTGATGTCCAGTTGTTTAGCCCACTTCTCATTGGTCTTGATTGCTATGTCTCTCCACTTCTGCAACTGTTCGGGAGATGCATTCAGAACGATTGGGCAATCGAATACTCCAGTCATGCTCACACCGAGGAGTCTTTCCTCCTCTGCATTCTTCTTCCAGATGGGTCTAACGTATCTGAAATCAGTCAGCATGGATTGAATGGTTCCTAGGATAGTGGCGTATTCTACCTTCTTTTCCACATCTTCGTGTCTGTCAGAGGGTCTGAGGATGCATTCTGTGAGGTTGCACACACCAGATGACCGCAGAACGATCTCAGAACAGGGGTTACAGCCGAACTCATAGTCCTTTTCCCTCCTCTCTGGCATCAATTTCTTAGTGGCTTCTCGATTGAAGATGCCCCTCTCACCACTGCGTGATTCATAAAGCGCAGTCCACTCCCTCATGTACACCCCCATGTCTGGCTTCTCTGTGTAACACACACTGTTGTTAGCCAAAGCACGTTGGGGGTTTTCAACCCACCACTGTCCTGACTTGGCATGCCTCATGCGTTCATCAGTTAAATTACTTAAACTAATTTCGGCGGCTCTACGAACTCCGCCCACCACCACGCTCTCGCCGTTCCAACACATCAGGTCGTGGCACTCAATGCTCGTGAGGCGGCGGCTGGTCGCGGATTTAAAAGTGGCGATATAGTGGCTAAATAATCTTTCCAGTGGATCTGGGCCAGATGCCCTTCCGCCAAAGGTCTTGAGTCTTGCTCCTGCAGGACGAATCCTACTGTAATCTACTTTGGGTATCATCCCTTGGTATAGGAGGCTAACCAATTCTCTCAGAGCCTTAGCCCACCCTATCTTGCTATCGCTCACGATGATGGTGGTATCGGATTCATGGAAGTCATCGGCCACTTCTGGCAATCGGTTAA